AGTCTCAGCTGAGGGCTTTACTTCTACTACTTCTGTGTGTTGCTTTTGGTTAGCATCTACATAGACTATGAGAAAGTCTGGAACATAGATTGTATTCTTACCGCTAACTGGGTTGTAGTATGGTATTTTAACGCTTTCGCTGGTCCAATTTAGCACAGCAGGATTATTGTCACAGAAGTTCATGAATGCGAATTCCCAACTACTGCGATATGTGGGGCTTTTCTTGCCCATATATTTTTCTGGATTCTTTATTGTAAATTTACCGTTAGCGTATTTTGCCATTATGCTAAAATTGTTCTTTCTATATATTTGCCAGTCCTAGGACTGTTACTTAATCCAAGTAAACTGGTTCCCACGCGATTAAGATTTAACAGCATGGTTAAATATGCATCAAGTTCGCTGAGATTATTATAAGGCAAGCTAGGACCTGGTTTAGCATATTGTTTTGATCCTACTGTCCTGTATCTGGATCATAGACATTTGTATCCTGTGCATCGTTATTAGTTTCACTGGAATATGTAGGACTTGTTAGCCTATTTTTATCACTGAATTTTTTCAACTGCTCGACAACTGCCACAGGATCTAGACTCTGCTGTATGCAGGTATAGACCACAGCACCTGCTAGTGTTTTACCAGTTTCTCTATCCCCAGTTATCATTTGAAAATAGGCTACTACTGCATCATTTTCACCGGGGCCGACCACAGGCTGTTGGACGTAGAAATTATTGAAATATTGTTGGGTTTCGTTTAAGCCATCGTTGGTTGGTAGATTTCCTGAAGTTGCTGACATGGGTTATCCTTATAAGTCTATGCGGCCTTGGTCGCTTGGGCCAAAGATACCAGAATTTGATCTCCTAATACCATCTTGGACTGTGCTGCTAGTAGGCACGAAAATACTGCTAAGTGGGTTGCGACCTTGCATGATATTTTCGCCAATTCTGCTTAGATCCAACGCAGGAGTTTGTCTAACCTGGGTATTTGTGCCTGTGAGGATATTCGTGGCATTGATGACATTCTGTACCGTGCTGCCTAGGTCACCATTTTCAATACTGTTCAATATGCTATCACCAGCACCAATCAGTGCACCAAGATTACGCAGTGGGCTGCTGGTTCTATCATAGTGTACTTCGCTAAAGCCTAGAACTGTGCCATTGCTGACCGGACCTGTGTCATACAGCACACTTTCATAGTTGACAGTCATGGTATGTTCCAATGGTAGATATTCACCGGATGTGTGTTGGCCATGTTGGAATATGCTGATCATTGGACGGATTAGATAATAGCTGCTGAAGCGTTTCTGATGCAAACTATAAATTCTTATACTTGTAATAAAAGGTATGTTGCCAGCAAGATCGGTCTTGGGACTATATCCCCAATTTTGTTGCTGGCGTTGCTTATACTTGCTGTCATCTTTAAAATTTTCAATAGGATAATCGCTGTCTCTATAGTAGTAAGAATAGTAGTTGTACCAAAACTTACGGACTATATCAGCACTGTCATCATGGAAGGTAATGGTCACTGGATCATATGTAACCTTTTCCTGTTGTACTGTCTTTCTATTGTAGGCATTATGCGTTTTGGTAGTCACAGTAAATTTAGGTAACTGTACTTGCTTGGCCATGAGACCCGTTTCTATCTGGCTCAATTGATCCATGTTAGATATGTTTGGATTTACATCAATGAACACGTGGAATAGATTATTTAATTTAGGACTAAGTCTATACAGGCCATCGATAAATGTTCGTGCGGCATGTTGATAGTCCCTAACATTTTGATTAGGTGCTATCGACTGTAAAATACTGCCCCAGATATTGTTTCTTGCCATGATCGTTTCCGTTTTATATATTTATCCGATAAAAAAAGCCCGGGTTTTTACGCCGAGCTTTTTGAGAGGTTTCGTCTGGATTAACCAGTAATCACTGTGCCTAGTGTTCTTGTTATCTGTGCACCAATACCTGAACCTGTAGGTGTTTGCAGTGCATTATCATAACGTATTGTCAATGCTACTGTCATTGGATCATTAGTAGCATAGTTATTGTCACCATAGTCTGTAGTGATTAGGTAACAGCCATACATCTCCCAAGTTTCGAGGATGTTAGGTGTATTTGTACCATTGCCACCATCGAGGATTTCAAGAACAGTGGTAAATTTGTAGTCGATACCTGAACTCGCAGAACTTTGTTCAAAGAAATCATATTGTTTCTGCATCTGTTCACCAACACGTTTGCTTACTTCACCACCTGCGTCATCACGTAAAGTGCAAGAAACTGTTTCCCATGTAGGTTTACCAGCTAGATAAACTTTACTGTTGTAGATAGGAATTTCAATAGGGTCAAAGCTCACGCTTGGACGTTTGAAATCAATTACCTGCTTGGTCAGCTCAGTAGTAGGTTGTGTAACACCAAAATTCAAGAAAGTCACGCGAAAGCGGAACTTTAATTTTGGCATTAACAGACCTTGTGAACTAGCACTCTGATTTGTGCTTAGGGGTACTGTAAAATTTGTTAATGATGATGTTGCCATCTTATTTTCCTTTAGATACTATAATAGTATTTAGCTGTTTTTATCTTATATTATAGGAGGATCACTCCTCCCATAATATGCGTATATTAATTAATAGTTAAAGCTGCTCCGGTATTTTGTAAGCGAACCGGAATATAGATAAACTCGATAGCTTTAACTGGTTGTATAGCGATATCAATATACAATTCATTATTATCAATCCTGATAGGTGTATTGTTAGTTGTATCACAAACTACCAAGTAGTCATAGATCGCACGTTTAGCAACTAAGTCATTAAACACAGCATCAAATGCTCCTTTAACTTGGCTACGAGTGATCGTATCATTTGGTTCAAATATAAATGGCTGTGCTACTCTGCCAAGTATCGTTCTTAGATAAACAACTAGTCTTGCTACGTTGATACGATCCATCGCACTTGCTTGCGCACTGCGAGTTTTCTGACCATATGCTACCAACCCAACACCAGGTAATATAGTGATAGGATTGACTCTGTTTCTGTATAGAACATCTCGCAATCCAGCTGTTACACCAATCGACACGAAGGTATTGTTGTCTTCTCTGTTAATATAACCAATGGCTGTAACGTTATCAATTAAGCCGCGACGTACACCAGCTGGTGCAAACCATGGATAACTAACAGCATCACTGCGGATGATAGCTCTTAACATCATGTGACTTGGAGGAACTACAACACTTTCTCCATCTAGATTTGTAGCAAATCCACTTGGATAGTAAACACCTAGATATTCACTGTTGCTGACTAGACCATCTTCACCATTATCTACCACAAGGTTGGTGTTTCTAGACCATGCATCGATGTTAGTAGAATCGCTAGATAAGTCTAACGGACTGTCACCGATAATAAACGCTGTGTTAAGGCGATCATTGTTCAAGGTGATCATGTCTTGAATCAGTTCAGGATATCCTGGGCAGCAGATCAAATTGAAATTTGTCTGTTCTTCACGTAATACTGTGCTTGCGGCTACCGCTGCTTTAAGTGCTTCAACCACTGTTGAACGCTGTGCCTTAGTACCAAAATATGGAACTCCGGTTGTAGGATTAACTCCACTTTGCGTGACCCATGTCGCTGCTTCTGTGCCTGTGACAGTTGCTAGTTGGGCACTAGTAAATCCTGCACTTTCAAATCGTTTAACGTTAAATCCACTGCGACGTGTATTAAACAAGATTGTACCACGTGCATATAATTGATATGCAGGACAATCTGGATCTATATAATCACTAGTAATCAAACTTGTGATGGTTGGCAAGCTGCCTGTGACAACGTCAACGTTACCTGTAGCTGACCAACGTGCATCTGCGAACACTATACCATTAGCGTCAACATCATCTGCGTTGTCAAATAAATCCCATGTAGTACCATTGTAGCGATACAATACAGGATAATTATCTAGGTCAGCATCACTGGTACTAATCCATAAATCGCCTTGTACCAATTGGCTGAGGCCATCATTCTGTGTTAGTGGTTCGCTAGCACTGAAGATTGGACCTGCTGGGTCTGTGGCTGTTAGATCATATCCACGTGCATCATTGGCTACGTTTCTGTAACCTTTCCAACCACTACCATCATTGATTAGGATGTCAGCTACTAATGGGTCACTATAGTACCATAAGGTACCATCGCGTGGATCACTGAACGGCGCTGTCGCTGAATATGTATATGTTAGTTCTGTAAATGGACTAGCTAGATATACCACATTTGAAACTAATTCTTGTACACGACTAGAACTATTTAAACCAGCTGTACTCATTGGAGTACCAACTAATTGTGTCCATTGCATAGTACCACCAGCTAGATGGCTAACAAATACCTGTCCACTTGAGTTAATTCCTGCTGTGATATTCGGTAAATTAGCTGCCAAGATAGCACTAACTAGTGCTGTTGCTGGCTGTACGTTACCACTACCACCAATAGTCACTGTGGCTGTGCTTAATGTACTACTACCCGGAACACTTACACTCATGCTGAAACTGTCATTGGCTCGATATGTTAATGCTGCACCACCTGCTACTGTACCAGTAACCGTTAAGATACCTTGTACGTTCTTAACGAAAGGAGTAAATGTAGCTGTAGTTGTACCTAGTACATCATATTTAACGTATAATGCACCTGCATCAAGGCTTGCGCCGCCACCCACTGGATCAAGGCCATATATGGCTGCTGAATCACTTGAGTATAATGGAGCACTTAATTGTGTGAAACTGTCTAATACAGCACTATATTCTTTGATCGCATAGCTAGCACCGTTACCTGTGGCAGTGGTTTTAAACCATACTGATCCATCAGGACGTGGAGTTACGTCACTGGTTCTCCAAGCTGGAGGGGCTGTATAACCAGCAAATGCAACAGTCGGACCATTGTAAGTGTAAACATTACCGCCACTGCTGATAGTAGCCAGACCTGACTGTAGGATGCCTAAATTAGCTGCGCAGTCAGATATAGAAATATTACCTAGTGCTGTGCCTCGAGTAATTTGTAATGTGCTAGGTGAGCTTGTACGGGTGTCGATTACACCTCGAACGTTACCAGCTGCATTGCTGTAAACAACAGTCAGACCGTTTGAGAAAATTTCTAATTGGTTACTAGAGTTTACAAATGCTGAAACCCCTATGATGCCTGCTGAGTTAGTTGCAGCAGTAGAGGCTGTTGTACCTGACATAGTAACAAGGTTACCATTGATGATCATCCCAGAACCACTTGATACTGTAGGACTTGCGATATTACCTGTTACAGTCGGAACCACTGATTTCCAATCGTCGCTACCTACTAGTGCCCAAGCATTATTAAATCCTTTGTAATAGATTGGATTAGCTGAACTTGTAGCTACCACAGCATACTCACCAATGCTACCATATGAAGCTAGTGGTACTCCAAAATTGCCTAAATAGCTAGTTGATGTAATCACTGATGGTGTTGTTAGGGTAAATCCAGTATCTTGTGACCACTCATAGATACCATAGTTAGTAGTACCTACATCTAACCAGTATGTACCATCAGGAGGTGTTCCTGTTGGACGTGTACCTGTACCTTCTAGCTGTGCTAGGTCGACATTTGCACGTTGCACATACATTGTGTTAGTTACACCCAGTGCTGAATAAGCTGCTAGTAAGCCATATTCGTTACGTTCATCGCCGTTAATTGGATTATCGCTCGCATCAACTGCAAAGAAAGGATTACCAAATAAATTAACGAGATCGCGTTGGCTAGTTACAGTGATAATTTTTTCAGCATTGGCTATGGTTGTGCCATCTGCAAGTGTATCACCTGGAGTTAATTTGTCTTGTGCTGTTGCAAGTATAACCAAGGGTACTGAACCAGCTTGGGTTGGTGCGTATTGGCTTTGATCGATGACCGTTACCTGGACGCCTGGGGAAATTAATGATGCCATAGTGTTTGTTCCTCTAAATAGGTTACTTTAAACTATTTATAGATATTTTGGAATTTTGGTGTTCTAAGGTGCCCTTTAAAAGGTCCATCCACTGCTGTAAGCTAAATACTGGTATGGAATACAGAAAATTATGCGAAATCTGTGGTAAAAAGCCCTGCGCAGTTAACTATAAGATGCATGGTCGGACTTACTATAGAAGTCGCTGTGATACGTGTATCAGAAAGAAGCGTGGCCTGCCTGCAGCTAAGCCTCGATGGATGGAACTGGGCTATAAAAAGAAACCACACTGTGAAAAGTGTGGGTTTAAAGCTAAGTTAAAAGAACAATTATATGTCTACCACGTCGATGGTAATCTAAACAATACAGC